GAAACAGAACGTAATGAACGTTCCAGGTGCTAGACGTAATCCTGTAAACTACAATGTACTAAGCCAAACACCAAGTGTAAAAGGCGTAAAGTCATCTGGACCTCATATAGGCACAGGCACAATAGGGCCAGTTCCAGCAAAAGATTATTTGTTAAAGTGGCCAAACTTGGTTACTAATGTTGATACATTAGAATCAGCAAGTAACGGTAAAGGAGTAAATGCTTCTGCACCACAACCAGATAATCAAACAAGAACATACCCATTAGCAATTACTGTGGGTGAGAAAATTTATCCCTCTTTTGCTGTAGAAATGTTGAGAGTTAAAACAGGTAACAAAAGTTATATAGTCAAAACAAATGAAATAGGCGTACAAGAAATTACAGTTAAAGGCTACCAACCAATTATAACACAACCAGACGGCACAGCATATATAAGATTCAACAACCAATTTACAGAAATAGAATATGAGGGTGCAGAAAGTATACCAGATTTAGCAGGTAAGTTTGTTATAGTAGGTGTTACAGCAGAAGGTATTGCTAACCCTGTACCTACTCCAAGAGGCAACCTCTATCCACAGCACATACAAGCCGCTATGCTACAGAATTTTATTGATGGATCAAATATACAAAGAAGCGATTTGAGTGCGTTATATGAAGTCTTAGTTGCTTTAATGAGTATGCTGTTAATCACACTCGTAGTTAAAAGAGCACCTATATGGGCAAGTGCTCCTATATCTTTAATTATAATGGGTGCTATAGCATACTTTAGTGTGTATAGGTACACCAGCAGTTTGGTGTTACTTGACGCAACATTTCCAGTACTAAGTTCATTTTTGGTATTTACACAATCAGCATTTAATAATTTCTATGAACAGTTTAAATTACGACAACAAATTAAAGGACAATTCGGAAACTATATATCTCCAGAGTATGTAGATATGATTGTAAAAGATCCTAGTTTAATGACACTAGGCGGTGATAGAAAAGAGATGAGTTTTATGTTTGCTGACATAGTTGGCTTTACTCCTATATCAGAAAAATATATGAAGGAAGATGATCCAGAAGGATTAGTAGAACTTATAAATGAATTCTTAGATAAGATGACAAAAATTGTACTTGCTAACGGCGGAACAATAGACAAGTATATGGGAGACTGTATAATGGCATTCTGGAATGCTCCAATACCTTGTGATAATCACGCCGAGTTGGCAGTTAAAACAGCAATGGAAATCGAACTATTAGGTGACGAATTAGAAAAAGAAATGGAAGAACGTGGCTTACCTAGAGTAAAATTTGGCACAGGTGTAAACACAGGTCCTTGTATTGTAGGTAATATGGGCAGTGAAGCAAGAATGGATTATAGTGTTGTTGGCGATGCTGTAAACTTAGGTGCTAGATTAGAAGCACAAACTAGAGCAGAAGATGTTCCAATTATTGTTTCTGAGTTTACTTATATGCAATGCCCTGATATAGCATTTGGTAATTTAGGTGAAATTAAAGTAAAAGGTAAAGAAATTCCTGTTAGAATGTATACACCGTTATTCGATGGCGAACAACGTAAACTTTACAAGTAATTAGTCGCCGTAATCAAAGTGTGAGAAGTCATCGAACACGCCAACATAAGTTTTTAAGTCTTTTCGTATTTCTATAATGTGTAACATTTCTAGGCTTACATTACCTTCTTTTTTCATATGATGGAAATATTTAGATATTAAACTGTCTATGTTTTGTACATCTAATAAGCAACTGTGAATAAGTTCTTGTCTCCAAGTATTTTCTTTAAACAATCCTAGTAACCAAATATGTCTTTCATCGTCACTATTAAAATGTAACATTAGATTTGATATTTCAAAGTACAATGCTCTTGCTGGATTAATATCCTTTCTATATTTTTTCATAAGAGAAGGAAATACAAATATGTCTTTTTTAGTTCTTAAATTTTGCATCAAAGTAGCATACTCTTCAGAGAATGTTTCGTGTAAATTATGTTTATCTTTTCTTAATTTACCTGTAAGTTTTCTCTGTAAGTTAGCAAATATTTTTTTATAACCGTCTGACAAGTCTGAATAATAATGTTCCTTTAAGTTTTCTATATTTAAAATACCCGTGAGATATTCGTCTGGTATAACATTTGTTTTGTTAAACTTTTCTAAACTTTCTTTAAACCTAATCAGTTTAAAGTCTAATATTTTACCTGCCAATCGAATAACTCCTTTGCTTCATCTATGTTTGCAAACAAATTACTTCTAGATACGGAATTGATTTTCTGACTTGCTATGAAATCATCGTCCTCGATTAAGTCTGTGTTTATAGTGTGGGACACCTTGTCGATGTCGGTTGTAATCTCTTCATAAGTAATTTCTTCATCTAGTATATCCTTAATACTATCGTACTTATCTAAATGTTCCTTAAAGTACACTATGTCGTCCTCTGTGAGCATAATCTGTTTTTGTACTTCTTGTAACGTTTCGTTTTTGTAATATATAAATCTTGAGTGTTTTGCTATGTTATAACTTAAAAATTGATGCCATTTATTTTGCCTGTATGTACCGATTAATCTATAGCCTTGCTGTTTAAATTCTGATAATGTCTCTCTATCTTGAAAACCTGACACTATATGTTTGTAATGTTGATGCATATTATTTATCGCAAAATACTTTAAGAACTCGCATCTTGCAGGTAATTCAGCCAATCCGGAATTGGTTTCATCTCCATACCTAACGTCAACTAAATCTCCTTTTATAGTGTATGTAAATCTACTAGTCATTTTCTGTGGATGTAACCATTCTAATCCTTTTTGAACTTTTATAAGAGTAGGCAATTCAAACCTGCCGTACTTGTCAGCATTACCGTAAAAAGGTTTTAAAAAAGAATTGTTGAAGTAAAAAGGATACTTAGTCATAAGTGTATGATTTAATATCACAGATAACTTTGTACTTCCGGATCGTTGTAAACTAACCAATATTATTTTATCGTTATTATCCATTTAACTCCAAAATAAGTCTAAGTTTTTCTGTTCCACTTTTGTCTAAGGTTTTTTTAACTTCTGAATGAAGCGGCTTGGGCCACTTGCCAATGTCTACCCAGCAGTATCCTGCACTTTCTTCGTTTAGGGTAGGTATAAATTCGTCTTCCACTATACACGCAAAACTGTAATATATAAATTTTTTATCTTTGCTTCTGAAAACATCTATAGGATTTAATTTTAGTATGCCTGGATATTCTGCTATTTCTTCTGTAAGTTCTCTATGCAAACATTCTAAGGGTGTTTCATTTTCGTCAACCATTCCACCCCATAGACCCCAAGTGTTATTGTTTCTTTTATTACTATTATTTCTTAACTGTAAGAGACATCGCCCTGTGTTCTTTGAAATGAAAACTGCTCCTGCGCCTATTTTTACTAAAGCACCAGTTTCCAAAACCCTGGGTTGTACTCTCCTTCGTAAACGGATATCCATTGATTACTCACAAATTTATAACGTTTGTTTGTATTTACGTTCTTTATAACAGGTACCGTGCCTGAATATGAACTGGCATCAAACACAACTACCCAACCAGATGATGATTGGCTGTACTGAATTATATCATTTTCTTGTGCATCTACTCCCCAATCAGGATATCCTGATACTGATATTTCCTCAGTAAGTAGATATCGTTGCCCATCAAACACCGGAGCAAGTGTACCGTCTCCAGGATAATTTACTTGCGGATCAATAATTTTTGATATGTCGCTTAATGTTGTTGGTGGTAATGTATCTTGGTCTATAACAATTGATAATTTTGTTGCGTCTGATGTGTTAGCAGTTACAGTACCGATTATATCTTGTGTATGGTCTTCGTAGTCATTTGATTGTCTTAGTTTTAAAATACTAACACCGTCTCTTAATTTTCCATAAGCATCTAACAAATCTTCATTCCATTTTTTAGTTGTTAAACTATCTGATGACAGTAATGTAATATCTGTACCAGACACCCCAATTCTATAATTACCCGGAGTTACAATTACACTGGCGGCATTTTCGATATCACCAAAGAAATCATATATGGCGTCATCATATCCTAACTCTTGCAAGTTATCTACAAGTTTTATATCAGCAACTATTTGTTCTACTATTTCTTGTTTTTTAACTTTTGCTGGTGGATTTAACCAAATAGGTAAAGTAAATGTTAGAGATGCAATATCAATCTGCTCATCTACTCCAACAGGCTGTGTTCTACTGGTCCACTGTAAATCTATAAGTTCAACTTCAACAATGTTAGTCCAGTCTAACGGATTTGTATTTGCTTGAATTTGAATTGTTGGATTAAACAATACAAGTATCTGTTCTAACAACTGCATCTTAGTATCAGTGTTAGGAGTCCATATATCGACCTGCATTGTTAAATTATACGGCACTGGCATATATCTTTCTATAGTATATTGGTTGCCAGGCAACGTGTTGTAACTGTTTGTTTCTTTATCGTATTTTCTTTCAGTAATTTGTTTTTTATCAACAAAGTTTGGCTCGTGTGTTCTATCTCTTGCTATTGCTAACTGTTGAATAGAACAAGCAATAAACGGTGTGCTATTAATCATATTCTCAGAGTTTTGTCTAAGTATATGTGCAACCATTCTGCTCATATCAGCATATCTAACGGGCACTTGATTGTAGTAAGGTTCCTGTGTACCTTTACCGCCTTCTTTAACTTTGAAGTTTGCAAATATTCTCACAAACTGAAGTATGTACCTTCTTAACTGTTCGTCATACCAATATTTCATTCTTCTTCCGCGTCATCTATTTTATTTCTAAGTTCTCTAATTGCGTCATCGAATATTTCTTCCAATTGATATATTTCAGACTCTAAATGGTTTTGTGCTTGATAAACTTGTCGAATTTGATATTCGTCTAATTCTAAACCATTATCTTCTGCTAGTGTTCCTAACTCCGCAACTATTTCACTATAAACATTGCTGTACTTTATTTTTTTAGTAATATTTCTAGCATTACTTTTAGCCGACTTCATATCATATAGTTTATCTTCTAATTGCTCTACTCTATCTGCTACTTCATATATTTTCATTTTTAATTATCCGTTTTAGGTTTTACAACTTTACTGACAAATTGCATTTCATCTATTGTACTACCATCTGATTGTGTAGTTTTATTACTGTTATTAATAAATGAACTTAAAATTCTGTTAGCATTGTTCCAACTTTGTTTAGTATCATCTTGTACTTTAACCCATCTAGTACCAGACTTCTTAAATAATCTGTTTGGTGTAAAGTCTGTTCTTAGGAAGTAGTCGTTATCATTTGACGAAACAGGGAAACTTGTTCCACTGCCTACTAATGCTACACCATTAGGAGCACCTTCAACAGTTCCTATAATAGGCTTGTTGGGTAATTCTTCATTAACATAAAGGTGTACTCCTGCTTGATATGATTCGTCGTATGGTACATCATTTTCTGCTTGTTGTACAATAGCATCTGAAATATCAATCTCATCTTGGTATGTACTAATAGCATCTCTAAGGTCACCAATTTCTTCTCCAGTCCCAATAATATCTCTGTATTCTTGTGAATCTGTAATTGGTCCACACTTAATTCTCCATAAGTGAGGCCACCATCTTGGATCAAATCCTGAAGATGGTCTACTACCATCTTGAACAACATAAAATCTATTAATTGCTTCTTCTCTGTCGTCCAATAATAAATCATCTCTCAGATGAGGTAACTCAATTACATCACCTGCCATTAACTTTCTGCCCAAAGCATCTACCATACTTTCAATATGTAAATTTATGAATATAGTATCATTGGATAAAAATAATCCAAATTGTGTCATATCGAAGTCGTTATCGCCTATATCGTAGGCTCCTCTAAGTTCATATACGTCTTGACTGTAAATTCTATCTCTGTTTTCTAAAAATAATAAATCTTGTATTACAGACTCTCCAGTTCTTTTATTACCATCACTGTCGTAATAGTTTAAAGGACTTTTTTGAGTATAGTCATTTCCGTCTGATACATCTTCAGCAACACCTAAATACTTGTGAACAAATATTCCTGTGCCACCTGAGAACAGATGCTCGCCAACTATCCTACTTGTAAAATAGTAGTCGTTTGTTTTTTCCGGATTCCATAAACTTATTTTAGGCATAACACTATTTATCGTTCTGCGATTCTATTTTGTGTTGACTTTGTACCCAAAGGCATATATAATAACCATAACAGGAGAACATTTATGGAAATGACGATACTTGCATTCACAATAATAGGTGCACTTTATTCAACATACTGTTATAACAAAGGCTACGAACACGGACGTACCTTGGGCAAAGCGGAAGGCATAGTTGAGATAAGCGAATTCTATGCTGAAAAGAAAGCATTTAAAAATCCTAAACATATACTAGGATTTAAAAATTGGCCCGATTGGATCCAGTTTATAGTTAAAAATGAACTAGTAGAGATAAAAATAGTAGATGCCAAGAAGAAAAATTAAAACACGTTCAGTTTTTATCACAAAAGAGCCAGAGTGGAAAACTCTTAAACTTTTAACTGATGTTGCAGAAAGAGAGAAAGCATTTAAAGAATGCGAGTATTTTGTTCGTACGGAGATTAAAAGTAAGCAAACAGTTTCTGCGGCAAAGAATTGGATAAAGAACAAATCAGAGTGGGATACAGAAGATATAAGACTTATCCTAGCAAATCCAGACTGGGCATTTACTGCCAGTGGCACATCATTCTTCATAGAATCAAAATTAGGTTATATGAGTGAAGGCTTTCTTAAACATTTAGAAAAACGTAAAGAAGAATGGATTACAAGAGGCAAGACAGCAATTTTAGAAAAGAAAGAAAAGCAAGAGAAAAAGCAAACCAAGATTGTTACTATCAAAGAAAGAATGCAAGAACAAATCACAGACTTGCTGGGAGATTTTGAAGCATACCTAGATGACTTTATCTCAGGCGAAAAAACTGTTAAAGATTTTGACCCATACAAGATGATGTTGTCTTATCAACCTGCCGTTAAGGCTAATCACGCCAAATTGATTGTAGAATCATATGAGTGTGCTAAAGCAGAAGCAGTAGAAGTTGTAGAGTGGCAAGATGAAGATATCAAAGAAGGCTACAACTTTATGACTGTCAAAATGAGAAAAGACTACTTGGCGTTCTTTGAAAAGATTGAGACTGCTTGTGATACAGTTATAAACCAAGCAAAGTCAACTCGTAAAGCAAGAAAGCCTAGGGCAAGAAGCAAAGATTCTATCATTAAAAAACTAAAGTATATGGAAGCATTTGGTGAGTTAGGACTGGCGTCTATCGCACCCACAGACATCGTTAATTGCAACGAACTATGGGTTTATAACACTAAGAACAGAAAGATAGGTGTATACCACGCAATAAGCAAAGACCCTAAAGCAATGAATAGACCAGGCGCAGGGTTAATGGTCAAAGGTACAACAATACTAGACTTTTGCCCTGACTCTAGTGAGCAAAAAACATTGCGTAAGCCAGCAGAGCAAATAAAGAACTGGACAGGCTCAGCAAAAACAAAATTTGCTAAAGAGTTTGAATCACTAACTACTACTGGTACTAAAATGAATGGTAGAATAAATGAACATACTATTTTACTAACCACGTTTTAGATAAATACTTGTATGAGTTCATCCGAGACCAACAAAAATAAATTAATCACAGAAATCAAACTTCGTTTAGGCGACGGTATGGTTGATGTGGAATTAGATCCAGAACACTACAACCTTGCTATATCCAAGGCAGTTGACGTGTTAAGGTCTCGTAGTGACGTTGCAAGTGAAGAAAGTTATGTATTTTTATCTACTCTAGTAGACGTTCAAGAATACAGTTTGCCTGCAGAAGTTCTAAATGTTAGAAAAGTTTATAGAAGAGGAGTAAGTTCCACATCAACAGGTGGTACTAACTTTGATCCGTTTGATGTTGCTTTCCATAATATGTATATGGTTCAAGCAGGACAGATTGGTGGATTAGCAGTTTTTGATGCATTTGCTCAGTATAAAGAAACATTAGGAAGAATATTTGGTAGTGAGTACGATTTTACGTTTAATCCAAATACCAAAGTTTTAAAAATACTAAGAGCCATAAAACACGAAGAAGATATTTCCGTTGGAGTATATAATTATGTACCTGAAGAAATATTGCTTAACGACAATTATGCGAAACCTTGGATTGCAGATTGGGCCTTAGCAGAATGTAAAATGATGTTAGGCGAAGCAAGAAGTAAATTCCCAGGAGGTTTACCTGGTCCAGGCGGAGCAGTTACACTTAACGGTGATGCATTAAAACAGGAATCAATGGCTGACAAAGAAAGATTATTGGCGGCTATAAACAATATGGAAGAAGGAAATAAACATTTAGGCTTTGTAATCGGATAATGTCAAATAGAATAATCGGTTTAGTAGGATTTATAGGCTCGGGCAAAGACTCAGTAGCCACTAAATTGGTCGAATCCGGTTGTGTTCAAGAAAGTTTTGCAGGCCCACTAAAAAGTGTATGTGCAAATATATTTGGTTGGGATAGAGAATTACTAGAAGGTCAAACTCAGAAAAGCAGAGAATTCAGAGAAACTGTAGATTTATATTGGAGTGGCAAGTTAGGTATAAAAGGATTTACGCCTAGATTAGCATTACAACTTATTGGGACAGATGTATTAAGAGACCATTTTAATAAAGATATATGGTTGTCCAGTTTAGAATATAGGATACTTCAACAACACAAAAACCACAACTGTGTAATTATAAGCGATTGTAGATTTGTGAACGAGTTAGACTTTATTAAAAAACTAGGTGGCAAAGTATATCACGTTATAAGAGGAAACATTCCAGAATGGTACGATTTTGCCGTTAAGGCAAATACCGGAGATCCTAAGTCATTACACATAATGAATACCAATTACAAACACGTTCATTCAAGCGAATGGGATTGGGTAGGTTATGAATTTGATGACGTTATTAATAACAATGGCACATTAGAAGAACTGGATACAGAAGTACTCAAAATAAATACAAATTACGTTGCAAAAGACGAAAAAACACATCAAAAGTTCGATTTAGTCTAAAATCGATTATTTATCATTATTTTTAAAAATTAGCAGTTCTGCTACATTCTAATACCGCACTAAAACAACGAATTTAGGTAAATACTACTAACATTATAAATGTTTTTTTTAGGAGAAAAATTATGGCTACATTGACATCCCCCGGTGTTAGTATAACCACTACAGATGAATCGTTTTACACGCCGGCCTCACAAGGTACGGTGCCGTTGCTAATTATAGCAACAAAACAAGACAAAAGTAATCCAGATGGCAGTGGAACTGCTTCTTTTACTACAGCCGCTGAGGCAGGTAAATTAAAACTGATTACAAGTCAAAGAGAGTTACTTCAGAGTTATGGAGATCCTCTTTTTTATTCATCAGGTGGTTCACAATTACACGGATCAGCAATTAATGAGTACGGCTTATTAGCCGCTCACAGTTTTTTAGGTATCTCTAGCAGAGCCTATGTACTAAGAGCAGATATAGACTTAGGAGACTTAGCAGGTTCTGTTAATGCCCCAACAGTATCACCAGTTAATGGTGCTATATGGCTCGACACACCAAATTCAAAATTTGGACTTAAACAATATAACAGCACTACAGGTAAATGGGACGTTGCAAGTTACACAGTACTTACAAAAGACCAAATCGCAGGTAGTGGCGCACCAAAGGCTTCTGTATTACAGAATGGCTCTATAGCAGTTGTCACAATGACAAGCACAGGTGCGGCTAGTACGTTGATTAAGTTTTATTACAAGTATTCAGATACTTGGTATCAAATAACAACAAATGAAACAAGTTTCAAAGATGTTGTTAGCAAGGACTTCCAAATGGCAAGTTTTGCTTCATTACCAACCACACAGAACAGTGGTGGTGCTTTAGCAAATGGCGATTTATTATTCCAGCACGATGTATTAAACAACGGTTCAAACATTGCCGTTAAAGTTTACAATTCATCAACAGGTGCTTTTAGTTTAGTAAATCCAAAAGTATGGAGCAGTACACATAACTATTTTACAACAAATGGTAATAATGTTACAGCAGGTACATTTATTGCAAATAGAAATCAAGACGGTGACGATGATCCTGTATTAGCAGGAGAATTAGAAATTTTAAGACATAATGGTTCTAGTACTTTAATTGTACAAAGTTCAAGTGCCTTAACAGATACAGCAACAAGTTTAGCAAGTCATACAGGTGCTACAGTAAGTATTATCGTAAATGACAGTCGAACTTCAACAGCAAACATCAACGTTCAGTTTAGAACAGACAGCGACGCAGACGGAAACGCAAGTGTCGATGATATGATTCAAGACTTTAACTCAGCATTTAGCACAGCATCAAGTAGTATTGTTGCTTCAAATGTTGGTGGTAAAATTACTTTAACTAGTTCAACAGGTAGAGATATCAGAATTAGAGCAGGTAACGTTGGCGGATTTGGCCCAACTAATTTAAACATCACAGCAGGTATTTACAGTAACTGGAAAAACCCAGCAAGTGACACTACATTAACTTATAGTGCAGATGCAAATGCCCCAACTGGAACATTAACAGATGGTAAACTATGGTACGATACCAGTTCTAATGTTGATATTTTATACAACAAGCCTAGTGTAGGATGGACTTCATACAGCACAGACTATGATGTAAACGTAACAGCAACAGAGCCTACCAAGAAAGCAGACGGCGTAAGCAGTTTGGTAAACGGTGACCTTTGGGTTGATTCAGACGCAGTTGACCAACCAGCAATCTACAAATGGAATGCTAGTACAAGTGCGTGGGTTAAAGTTGATAACACAGACCAAGTAACAGGCGATGGTATTATATTTAAAGATATGAGACAATCACCAACAAGTAGTTTAGATGCAGACGCAACAGTGGCAAGTACTAAAGCAGTTGGAATATTGGTTTGGAACACTAGATATAGTGGTAAAAACGTAAAAGAGTATAAAATTAATTATACTCCAGTAAGTACAAACATTGGTAATGTTTGGGTAACAGCAAGTGGAAACAAAGCAGACGGAAGTATGTATAGTGGAAATGATGCAGTTAGACGTGTAGTAGAAACAAAAATGGCGGCAGAACTTTCTGGCGACCAAGACATTAGAAGTGAGACTAACTTCTTTAATGTTATTTCTGCTCCAGGCTTCCCAGGCTTATTAGATGAAATGATTACATTAAATACTGATAAAAAAGAAGTTGGATTT